CAGCCGTCACAGTAGTGGTATCGGACATATTTGTGTCGGTTGTTTGTGTTGGTTGCGGCAAAGAATCTTTGCCAGTTTCGCTGACAGCTTGATTGCCATCCGCAGAAATCTTGTCGTCAGGAGATTCATTCTCCTCATTTTCCTCACGCTCCAATTGAGCGTACAAAGCTTGGAACCAGTCTCGACCGGCAGCACCTCCCCAAAGGTTGGCAGCTACGTCAGCCGGTGTATTTGGTTCAGCTTCTAAGAATCGCGCATTGCGACCCCACCAAGCGTTTGCTTTTTGGACCTTCGCTTCGGTAGGTGCTTCTCCAGCAACTAGCGATTCAGCCTCAAGAACAGTTGCCTTCTCAAGACCGTCACCAGCAAGACCTTCAGCGTATTGCTCAAGACCTCTGCGGAGGTTGTTCTTGACCGTCTCAGGAGCGGTCTTAGTAACAGCGCGAGGATGCCATTTAGCAGCCATCGCAAGCTGTTTGATCGGCTTATCCACAAGACCAAAAGCAACAGCTTCAGGAGTAGTAAACCAAGTCTCTACTTTCATCGCAGCGCGGATAGACTCAGGAGAGCGTCCGGTCTTTTTAGCGTACACTCCAACCAGCACCTCAGCGTGTTGGTCCAAAGCGTCAGCCATCTTCCGCATATCTTCGGACGTACCCGAAGCCATACCAGAAGGATCGTGAATCATCATCAGAGCAGCATCAGCCATCTCGACCTTATCGCCAGCAAGCGCGATAATCGAAGCAATGGAAGCCGCAATGCCGACAACGCGAGTGGTCACCGGAGCGCGACGACCGCGCAACTGGTTGTAAATCGACAACCCATCCCACACATTGCCACCGGGAGAGTTAATCTCGACAAGCAGCGGACCATTACCCACTTCGTTGAGAACATCCGAGAACTGCTTGCCAGACAGACCAGAACCGCCAAACCAGTCTTCGCCAATCTGGTCAAAGATCTGAATGGTCGCAGTCTCACCAGCGGAAGCCGCTGGAGCGTAATACAACCAATCGCTTTTCTTAGTGAAGCTCATTCTGTTTTCTTAGCTCGCGGCTTGCGTTGTTTCTTTACTACAGCAGTGACAACAGTGTCGTCAACTACTGGTGATGTATTACCATTATCAGGAGCAGCAACTGGAGCAGGAGCGTCGTCCTCAGTGTCAATTGCAATAGCAGCAACCGGAACGCTCGGAGCTTTCTCTTTCTGGATTGTAGAAATCTCAGAAACATCCAAGCCGTACTTTCCAGCCAACTGACGAACAAACAAAGCTTGTTGTGCTTTAGCTTCTAGCGAAGAACGCCAGTCAAGACCTCTCGCACCATAGACCTCATCGTAAGTCACAATACCAGCTTCCAACTCAGCCAACTGAGCCGCAGAGTTACGGCCAACATCGACATTTGGAGAGCGCGGAGCGGTAATTGAAACTTCGTACCAATCCGCTGGAGCGTCATTGAGAGCCGGATCTGTCTTGATCGCGTACTCCATAACGTACTCGTAAATACGTCGAGCCGCCGAAGCCATCACTTGATGCCGAGACTTGAACCAGACCGCAGACATATCTAGCGCACCGCGATAGACAGTTCCCTGCATCGACTCTGGATAGACAAGAACGTAAGGAATACCAACGCCAGCACAGACCTTTTCGGTCAGTTGCCGCCAGTATTCGCGCATATTTACACCGGGACGCTCCGTTGCGAACTGCTCAAATGAATCACCGTTCTTCAGTACTTTAACAGCAGATCCAAATACCTGCTCGTAGTAATTCTCAGCGGTGTTCTGAGTGGTTCCAGCCGTACCAGCGCGGAGGTTGCTGGCTTGGACCTCACCGGAAACGGTCTTAACGATCTGAGCGACCGAAGCTCCTAACTTACAAGCTTCCATCTCCAACTTTTGAAGGTCGTCAAGATCGTGAAGATCGTTGATAACACTAGAGACAAACGGAAGACCGCGAAGCTGTGCGGGACGATTTGGTTCGTAGATATGCACTACGGAGTCCGCGCTGATGCTGCGGACATCAACCAGATTCCCCTGACTCTTCTCGTTACCGATAAAGTAAGCGACAGCGCGACCAGTGCGAGGGTCAAAGCGAACACCGTCAAATACGGTTTCGTCTGACTCCATTCCTTTGGGAGTCGCAATTGATTGAGCTTCTATAAGCTGCAATCGCGGCTTGCCGCTTTCACCTTTGGTTAGCAGCAAGAAACTCTCGCCATCGTAGAACCAACCGCGAGCGGCTTGCCCCATCAGAGTGCCAAATGATTGGCGAGAACCGATGTCGGGATAGCGGCTCCAAATATCAAACCACTTCTTAGCCGCAAGATTCCAAGCCGGATCGCTTGAAGCCGGTTGAACAGAAAAGCTTGAACCAACTGTGTAAGACTCAAACAAGTCTCCCAATCTGTTCATTATCGCGTTGTTCTGTTCAAAAAACCGCGATTTGCGAACAATGGCTTGACGGGTCGAACTGGTTACGTCGAAGCGAGCCGAAGTGTAAGACGTATCGAGATACGAACGACGCAGAGACTGACCGGCTCCTTCGTATTTGTTAACGGGAGCGGGAAACAGCTTGTTGGCTATGGTTTGCAGGATTCCCATTAGCTCATGCGGGTTGTGGCTTCACGTCGAAATTGCGTGAAATCACCGTAATACCGAGTGGTTGCAACAAGAACACTGCCAAGCATCTTGTTGTAAATCTGGAGATCAGACGGACTAGTGATGCCGTCTCCATTTAGGAGAACCACAGCGTAATCGTAATCACTCAGCAGTGATTCCCACATTTCCAACATCTCACCAGCGGAGGCGGAACCTTTACCGGGTTCAGCGAACTCAACCGAAACATCAGAACTGGAAGTGCTGCGGACTAGCTGACCAGACTCCAGAGTGTTAGCTGCAACAGTAAGCTTTGCGGTTAACGCTTGCAGCAAAGTCAAAGCACCGAGACTTGCGTATGTAGTACGCAAGTAAGATCGCTTTGTTGCTACGGTGTAAGTCACCACTGAGCGGACTATCCACAGAGCAAAGCTTGTGTCAAGCGGCAGAACTTTCCGCTGTGCTAGATCTCAAGTCGTTCCAGAGCATCACCATTGCTAACTGCATGATCTCGCAATCATGCAAATGATCCGGCCAACGAGTATTCCGCTTAAACCACAAGTGTTTGATTCGACCGGAGCGGTTAGCTGTCGGCTTCAAAACATGAGAGTCCAAGTGCTTCCAGTATGTATCAGAATCAGCCGCAAATGCTCCTTCAGCCTCAAGTGGTGCTGGTAAGCTGCAAACGGTCCACTGGTTAGCTTCCGATCCTTTACGGAGCCGCTGGAGAACGTCGCGCATATGCTCAGTGTCAAAGACTAGCAACGGCTGGACGACATCCGTTCGCATTGAAGTTGAGGTTGTGATTCCAAATGGATGGATTGAGCCGGTCTTGGAAGTAAACCGCGCACCAGTCTCTCGACCTTTCATCGGCAACCAACCGATTAGCATCGGCTTCCGAAGACCTCCCTCCGGTGGGTAGCGCAAGCCGCAGGGATAGGTTATCGGAGAGTTGCTGAGTTGGGAAAACTCCGCACAAGCATCGTAGACCGCTTGTGTGTTGAAACCGGAGTCAATCCCAACGTCCATGTCATGCACTTTGTAATGTAGCTGGATGCGTCGGAGAGCGGCAAAGTCGTCAGCGTGACCAGCCGCAACCAGTCTTGAGTTGCCGCCAGACCATTCTCGACAGACCCACCAGAGAAACGGAGCAGCGGCTTGTACGTCTGCGGTCAAGTAGCGTCTAGCTTCCGGCATCTCTGCATCTGAGACGACCTCCACTCGCTCCTGTTGGGTCTCTTGGTTTTCCCACGGTTCCGCGAGCATACCGTTGATGAAACCCTGCAACCCCATCATTGAGCTTTTGGCCTCCAAGAACGAGACGGCCAAGTGTCCCCAAGTGCATTTCCGATCCGGTGAATAGAGGGATGACAAATGGTAAGACCTAACGCTTGGAAGGCTGGCTTGATTCTCTGGAATCCATTTCCCGTGCCTCAACGCTGCAACTTTGTGGGAATCCGAAATCTTACCCTGACAAAGTTGGCAAACGTAGTGCGCTGACGACCGGATGCGCTGCCAGTCTGGTTTCCCGTCTTCGGTCTTAGCATTGTCCCAAGTGACCTGCTTCCACTCCAGCTTGATGTATTCCGCGCAATGCGGACAGGGAATGTAATACCGTCGCTGGTCCCCTCTAAGGTAACGCTGCCAGATTCTACCTTCTGAAGTTGTCGGAGTGCTGGTGAAGAACGCTTTGGAGCTTGAGAATGCTTTGAGTCGTTGCTCAGCAAGATCCAGAGCGTCGGCTTCCTTCGCAGTGGCTTCCGCGAACTTGTCCACTTCATCCCCAACCAGAATGCGGACGGGTCGAGACGCTAGATTCGCTGGTGAGTTGGAACCGACAAAGGTCAACGTGCATCGGTCAAACTGCTGCTCCAGATTGGTGATCTGGTCTTTGTCAGTTGGGAACCGCGCAACCATTGCTGGCGAGTCTTCCAGCATTGGCAACCAGCGACTCTTGGAGAAACTGCGAGCTAGATTCTCGGAAGGCATCAACCACAGCGCGGGACTTGGCTCAACGTCAATGGACCAAGCGAGACCGGCCATCAATGTCGTTGTCTTGCTGGTTTGTGAACCCCAACAGAGCGTCACTTCCGAGACCGCTGGATCTTTCCAACACTCAAGCGGCTCTCTGCAATATGGTCTGACTGCTGTGGAGAATGGTCCGGGGTGTTCAGTCTGACGCTGACTTAGCGATAGGTTGGCTTCGCTCCACTCGACAACCGTTTGCCGTGGAGACGGACGGTAGATCTGACGACGGAACTCTAGGATTTCGCGCTGTAAATCAAGCATCAGAACAACTCCGTATTCAATTCTTCGATCCGGTGCTTTCGAGCTTCACTCATATTCAAGAACGCCATGCGTTCGTTCACCCCATCCATCAGCTTGTCCCGCAACTGCACGTTGCAACCCCAAGTTGCGTTCTCATTGAAGATTTCAACCATCAGCACCAGACCGTCTGGCTCCAAGTGCAGGATTCCCCAGAACGGCAACTTAGTATGCTTCGTAATCTCAAGCGCGGCTTGAAGCTTACCCCATGAAATCATCCATTGGTTGCCGAAGGTTGATTCCAGTTTTGCGAGTCCGTAATTCCGAGATTTCACCTCATAGCTTCCGGTAATTACGCCAGAGTTTTGGTTCCAGATGAACCCATCAATGCGGGAAGGCTTATCGTCTGCGATTGGCAAAAACCGGAGAACCGTGTCACGCTCAATGGCTTTGAGCGCGATCTTGTTTTGACGGAGTGCTTCTAGCCCTCGCGGCTTCTGGCAGTTCAAGATTTCCATTATGCCTTTTCGAGAACCGCTTTCTTGCCGGTGAAGTCCTCCCAACGCTTGACGATGACGTCGCAGTATTTGGGATCTAGTTCCATCAAACGAGCTTTGCGACTAAGACGCTCGCAAGCGATTGCGGTGGTTCCAGAGCCTCCAAAGAGATCAAGAACAACGTCATTCGCTTTGCTGCTATTTCCGATTTGGTATTCAAACAACTCAACCGGCTTCATCGTTGGATGAAGCTCACTCTTCGCTGGTTTCTTGAAATCTAAGACAGTCGTTTGACTTCTGTCTGAACCCCAATAATGAGACGCACCGTCTTTCCATCCATACAGGCACGGTTCGTGTTTCCAATGGTAATCGCTTCTGCCGATTGCAAACACCGATTTCATCCAAACCAAACACTGTCTGATTTTCCATTCTACATCAATGCAAGCTCCTCTGAAGTTGTACCCTTCTGAGTCTGCATGCCAAATGTAGAAAACAGCACCGTCCCGCATCACTGAGTTTGCAGTCGAATAAACATCTCTAAGGAATTGACGGAAATGATCGTCGGACATCTTGTCGTTTTGGATTCCAAAAGTTGACTCGTCTTTTCTGGCCTTACCAGCTTTCTGAAGCATTTCATTCTTGGCCGTCATGTCCACGTTGTAAGGCGGATCAGTAATTAACAGATCAGCCAAGTCATCGCCCATTAAACGCTTTGCGCTTTCGATTCTTGTAGAATCTCCGCACATCAGCCGGTGGTTTCCTAGAATCCAAACATCTCCAAGCTTGGTGATTGGATCGACCGGAGCTTCTGGTGTCTGGTCTGGATCGGTTTCTCCTTCGACAACTTCTGGTTCAAGCAACTCGGCAAGCTCCTCGTCCGAGAATCCAGTGAGGTCCATGTTGAATCCGTCATCCTGCAAAGACTCTAGTTCAGACCGCAACATCTGGTCGTCCCATCCAGCATTCAAAGCCAGCTTGTTATCAGCAATGACATAGGCTCGGACTTGAGATGGAGTTAGGTGTCCGAGACGGATGCACGGAACGGTTTCAAGTCCAAGCTTCTTTGCCGCCATCACTCGACCGTGACCGGCAATGATTGTTCCATCCGCATCAATCAAGACTGGATTGGTGAATCCAAAC